CTTGATGTAGCGCATAGCCATCGTGGACACGTCAAAGTCGAAGTCCTCGCTATCTGACAGGTTCTGATAGAAGTCCTCGTTCTCGCGTGGACCCTTTGTGTCCATTGTCACAATGACGGATCCGTCAGGAAGCTCCTCGATATCCTCATCGTTAATATCAAGCTCAACCTCGACGCCCTCTTCATCCTCTTCGCCTTGTGGCGCCTCAGACATAGGATCTACGAATCGGTCAAACGCTGGGTCGATTGGAAATTCTTGTGCCATAACAGTTCCAGACAATAGTTAATTTGTTAATGACGCCGTTAGCTTAAATATGAGCTAAGCCGCCCTTTTTCTTGCCGGCATAGGCCTCACCCATCAGGACTCTGTCTCTTGCTTGCTCTAGTGAGATACCCAGTCGGCGCGAAGTCTCAGCGATCTTGTCAGCTAGGAGCTCAATCTTCGGGGCACCAATAGGTGTTGTTACGCCGGTCTGGCCAGAGAATGTCCCCCATGCCCTTGCCTGTGCAGGGACAGACTCAAGGCCTAGTGGGGCGGCAATGTTTTGTTGCCACCACGGGGCTAAGGCTTGCATCTCAGGCGTGGACACGCTGGCACCAGGGATAACAGGCTTGCCCTTGAGCATCCTAGCGCCTCGGGTATCAGCTAATCCGACGGCACGGCTCCAGTGCGCATCACCTACCGGAGTCCGAGTCTGGAAGCCAGTCTCTGGGACGCCGCTTGCCTCGATGTACATCGGGACCTTTGGGCTATCCATCTGCAACGCCCCAGTCTCAAGGTACTGCTCCATCGGAATAGCCTGCGCTGTCTTGTGGTACATATGGCCAGGAACATTCACAATATCCTTTGGCACCGTTGATCTTTGTGACGCAGGCTTACCAAGGTGCTCAACAAACTCTGGGAAGCGGCCCTGCTTGTAGAGCATGTTGGCCGCAGTCCCGCGGGGGATCTCAGTCAATACCTCACTACCTGGGGAGGCCATGCCCATTAACGTGTTCAGTCGCTGGTACTCTATAATCGCCCTTTCTTTACCCAGAAGCTTGACCATGCGCTGGAAGACAGGATCCATGACGTACCAAGGATCCATGCCCTGGACTAACGCAGGATGCTTCTCAGCCTCAGCCATAGCGTCAATAATGCGCTGCTCGTTCTTCTTGTTCATTACTCCGGCAGCAGCCTTTGAGCCGCGGGGGTTTGCGGTGGCACCGGGTAACTCACCAGGCAGGTTGCCTTCACGGCCTTTACCCATCTGGAACAAGTCCTCTCGGGTCACTCCAAAGATGTTCTTTAGGTTTGGGCTCTCAGGCGCTACACGGGAGGCGGCCTCGGCAGCGATCACATCAGGGCGCTGGTAAATACCAGGGAAGGCGATCCGCTGAGGATCCGTCACCGTCTGCTTAATCTTGGGAGCTTTAGCTGCTTTAACCGCTGGCGCACCTTTAACAGACTTGATGCTGCCAGTGAAGCCTAACGCTAGATCCTCTAGCTTCTGCTGCTGTTCCTCTGGGCTCTCTGTAGGCGACGGGAAGTATTGAGCGGCGATATCCCGCATGGCCTGTCCAGGGTCCATGGCAAGCTTAGATAGGCGCTCCGATGTCCGGCCTAGTTGCTCGTCAATGAACGTCGGCTTAGCGATGGTGCCTGCCCGTGTCCGAGCCTGGCCACCGGTCTTCATACTCATTGGGCTCACGAATGGGGCCACGTCAGCGAGTCCGAATCCTTTAGGGCCAGACACCTCACCGCCCTTGGCGTAGTATTCGGATGGGTCTTCAAGGGCCGAGCGCACCTTGCCGATTGGTAACTCAATGCCTGGTGGGAGCTTATCTGAGAAGTCGGTCTGGCCGCGGGGACGTAGTTGGTACTCAAGCCAATCGTTATCAAGCCGATCTGGGATCACGTCGTCTGGACGGCCAGCAGGCTTACGAAGCATCGGGCGTCTGAACGACGGGTCTTTTTTATCCGCTGTCCCATACTGATATAGGTGCGGATTGGCTTCCATCTCACGCTTGAGCCTTGGGTAAACGTCTAGCAGCATCGGGTCGCTACCGGTATCTACTTGTGTCGGCACCGGCTCCAGATCTTTAATCTTGGCGTCTAACTCGGCCATGCCCTTAGTCAACTTCTCAATCTCATAGTCGTTCAGGAAGTCACCAATCGGGTCGTCAGATACCTTGCGCACGCCCTTCTTGGCTTTCCCGCCCTTGGCCATGTTAGGCAGGTGGTTTCCAGCTCGATACCAATCGCGTAAGTCCATCGTCAGCTCCACATAGTAAGTCTGTCAATTATCATGGGGTCTCCGTCAACCGTCTACCGACTATGCGGCGTAAGGGTTAACACGCGTCGTCATCATGCCCGAGTCGATCAGGTCCTCTTCATCATAGTCATCCCGCGGCGGGGCGTCGATCTCTAGCCAGCCTGCGTCACGCAGGTAGCGTAAAGCCTGGGTACACGCGTCCACATAATCATCATGCGTGGCCTCTGGGAAACTGCAGATCTGACTCACAAACCCCTCGGCCCAGTCGCGCACGTATCCCTTACGGACGCCGCTCTCAGGGATCCAGACACGGCCCCTGGCGATGATGTTGGAGACAATGTTGAGCCGCTGCATCTTGTCAGCGCGGCCAGGGTTGTAGGCGCGGACCGGCAGGTGAGCGCGTTGCAGGTCTTGTATAAGACTGATGCCGGCGCTCTTGTCCTCAACTAGGATCAGGTCAACCCGCTTCTTTTCTTTGCCCTCACCGAATATCGTGTCGTACTCGTCGATGACCTTCGGGCGCAGGTCTGGGTACTGCAGCCGGTCCTGCCAGGCGTCGATCACCATTACCGACATTGGACCGTCCAGCGGTTTAAACATGCCAAACGTTATGCATGCCGTCGGGTCGTTGACCGTCTTCTCCGTGTAGGCGCAATCGTAGCTCTGAATGATGTACTCGAATTTGGGAAACTCCCTGCCGTTTGGCCAGAGCTTGAACATCTCCCGCTTAACGATCCCAGACTCCTCGGGATCCAGGATCTCGGCGTAGATCTCCTGCCGGCCAAGCTTCGTCCCCTCGTACTGCATGATCTGCTTCTGGAAGTTACTCGACAGGTTCGCTATGTTGTCGTAGGTTGATGCCGTTGTAACAACAACGTCGTCACCGTCACGGCCAATCAGGTCGATGATCAGGTCCTTCGGCCGCGGGGTCGTCGTGCAGATCAGCCTGGTATGCTTACCGAGTCGGACGCTAAAATTAATCTGGTCCCATGCTGTGTCGAGGTAATCCCAGGCCGCCAGCTCGTCGCACCAACCACCGTGGAACTGTGGGCCGCGGAAGCGCTCAGGCTCACTCGCCGGGATCCCCTTGATGAGGGATCCGTTAGTCAACGTGATCTCGTGGAAGGCCCGGTTATAGTCTTTAATGAGAATCGGCGGGATCACCGATATCAGGCCGCTATCCCCCTCGAAGCAGGTAGCACGCACGTCGGCGCTCGTTGGCGCCCCGACTAGCCAGCGGGTGTTAGGCTCGGTCCAGGCCCACCAGGCAAGCTGCTCAGCCGCCGTGCGGGTCTTGCCGGCACCACGTCCCGCTAATAGAAGCCAGACGCTCCACCAGTCGCCGGTAGGTAATATCTGATGCCTGTGGGCCTTAGATAGCCACTGCATCCTCCAGCCATACGCCGCCCGTTGTGCCGGGGGCATTGCCATGAACTGACGACGAACCGTCTCGTCTTTCAGTATCTCGGCCAGGTCACTCATTTTTTCGGCTTCTGCAGTTGCTTCTGTAGCGCCATATTCTCTAACACGCTATCGAAGACCTCAGTCCCCACCGTGACTGCTAATGGGTTATCCTTGTCACCACCGACCTTGAGGGCCTCGCCATACTTCTTTGGCTTGAGCTTGCTGGCTACCCACTTCCTGGCGTCAACGCGGTTCCGTTGCCAGCTAACCCAGCCGCTATCGGTCCTGCTTACGCCCTTCTCGTCAACAACCTCAGAGGGCGCCTCGTCAGCAATAGCTAGGATCTCGTCAGCTAATGTGTCGGCCTGCTCTTCCCGTGCACGCGTGTAATTATCGGCAAAGTCTGGCTTTTTCAACAACCATACATACACGGTATCTGGGTTCGGCATCTCCGGCTCCATCGTGATGCTACGCAGCGACTCCCCGTTGCTGATCCTGCTGAGGATCTTTGCCGCTAGTTCATCGGTGTATATGCTTGGTCTTCCCATCTTGGCCATAGTGTCGCTCCTTTGGTCGCAGTGTAGCTATGCTTCTGGGGCTTGTCTATCTTCTATCCCGTGATGGGCTTCGATAGCTCGGGCGAACATGAATGGGAATATATATGACGGGTTGGCTGTGAGGCTGTTCCAGGCTTCCCTGGCTGTTATATCGAATAGCTCTTCAATTTCGTCGTCGGTGAGTGGTTTCATTTCTTTCCCTGGTTAAGGTAATCGTTACTAGGCTCTGGCTTCCACCGTCACCTTTGGCTTGATCGTTAGTATCTTCCGGCCTGCGAAGGTCTCTATCGGCGCTAGGATAAAACACTCTCGTGTCCCGCCCTGCTCCTTGTACGCCCTCACCGCTTCCCGTGCTGATTCTAACGTGGCATGGACCTTCTTCGGTCTTGCCGTTCCTGCAACATACATC